AACATCAAGCGTTGAAACAACGCGCACTGAAACGCTTTGCCAATGGGTTGACTCTTTACAGTCACCTTGGCCTTTAGGAGTTATCGAACAAACATCGAATAGTGATTTAGTTATGTCTCCTGGACCAATTACAATATTTGCCTTTGATGTGAGTCCGTCAAGACGCAACGCAAGCATTATTGCTGGACAAATCCTTCCAGACGGCAAAATTGGCTTTGGTTTGATGCAGACATGGGAAAACTCCGTTGCAGTGGACGATTTAAAGATAGCGGCTGATATAAAAGCGCTTTGTGACTTTTGGAGACCGCGTGCGGTCATGTTTGACAAGTACACAACCCAATCTATTGCTGACCGCCTATCTAATGCAGGCGTAATGGTCGAAGATTGCTCTGGTCAACGCTTTTATCAGGCATGTGGCGAATTACTCGATGGATTTGTAAATTCCAGGGTCGAGCATCAAGGGCAACAGGAACTTGTCCAAATGTTTAACAATTGTGCAGCAAAAACAAATGACACGGCTTGGAGAATTGTTAGACGCAAAAGTGCAGGCGATGTTTCAGGCGCTATTGCAACAGCAATGGTCGTTCACAAACTTTCTGCACCAATATCCAAACCACAGATTGTTTCCTAGACACAACACACCTAAATTGTCAAATATTAGACATTCTATGGTATTATGTGTAAATGGGTATCTTTTCGCGTTTTAATACGCAAGCGCCACAAAAGGAATCTTCAATCCTTGCGCAATATGCACCACAGTTAATGTCTGAAAATTACAATCTTTTCAATTATGGCGCACTTGGTATTCGTCGAGAAGAAGCAATGTCTATTGCATCGGTTGCAAGATGCCGTAACTTAATCGCAGGAACAATTGCATCAATTCCTTTGGAGTTGTATCGCAAATCAACTGGAGAAGAATTAGGTTCACCAGTTTGGTTAGAACAACCTGATGAACGCCAACCGCGCGCAGTAACAATGGCGTACACAATCCAAAGTTTAATTTTTAATTCCGTTGCTTATTGGGAAGTCACCGCAGTTTATTCCGATGATGGCAGACCTGCGCGTTTTGCATGGGTAGCAAATGAACGCGTAACTGCTCGTTACAATAAACGCAGCACCGAAATAATTGGTTACATGGTTGATGGTGCAGAAAGACCAATGAACGGCGTTTCAAGTTTAATCACATTTCAATCACTCAATCCGGCAGTCCTTGTTTCCGGTGCGCGCACAATTAGGGCTGCCCTTGATATTCAACGCGCAGCTGCTATTGCTGCGGCGACACCAATCGCAAGCGGGCATATAAAAAATTCCGGGGCAGATTTACCAGAACCAGTAGTGCAAGGATTATTAGCATCATGGAAAGCCGCAAGAAGTTCGCGCGCAACTGCGTATCTTACTAGCACACTTGATTTTATTCCTACATCGTTTTCACCAAAGGATATGATGTACACAGAGGCAATACAGGCACAAAGTACTGAAATTGCGCGTTTAATGAATGTGCCTGCCTACATGCTAAGCAGTGATGCCAATGCAAGCATGACATACCAAAACATCTTAGATGCTCGCAAAGAATTTTTTGCGTACACACTTGCGCCTTATGTTTGTGCAGTCGAGGATCGGCTAAGCATGAATGACATCACCGCCAATGGCAACATGGTGCGCTTTGCGGTAGATGAAACATTTTTAAGAGTAGATGCAACAACCAGACTTGCAACAATAGAAAAACTTTTATCGTTGCAATTGATTACGCTAGACCAAGCAAAAGAAATGGAAGATTTATCACCGAATGGAGATGCATCGTGAAATTGACATTTAGCAGCGCAATTGAGGCAGCCGATACCGAGCGCAGAATAATTGCGGGTGTGGTTGTACCCTTTGGCGAAATCGGCAACACATCGGTTGGGCCTGTTATGTTTGAGCGCGGGTCAATTGCGATACACGATACAGCTAAGGTGAAACTGCTATTGCAGCACCAGCCAAACGCAATACTTGGCCGCGCTCAATCCTTCAAAACAACGGATCAAGCAATTTATGGTTCATTCAAAATAAGTGCATCAAGTGCCGGGCAAGATGCCTTGGTTATGGCAAGCGAGGATTTAATTTCAGGTTTGTCAGTAGGTGTTGATGTTCAAAAGTCTGAACCTAAAGATGGCTACCTATTGGTAACTGCTGCAAAATTACAGGAAGTGTCATTAGTGGAAACCCCGGCATTTGAAAATGCGTTAGTAACTAGAGTTGCCGCAAGCGAAGGCGAAGCGGTAGATGTACCCAACCCAACAACAGAAACAGAAAGTGAGGCTATCGTGGAGAAAGAAACTCCCGCTGCCGTAACCCCCGAGGTGGAAACTGCTCCCGTAGTAGAAGCCTCACGCTCAATCATTTCGGCCTCTTATCAGGTCGGAGAATTACGCTCACCAATTAAAACTCAATCGCAATATCTTGAACACACAATCAAAGCCACAATGGGCAATGATGAGTCACGCGACTTTGTAAGAGCTGCCGATGGCCAAGCTCGTAAAATTCAGGCTGCCAATGATAGCTTTACAACTAACCCTGCATTTAGCCCAACAACATTTAGCCCAACCGTTATTGATACATCATTAATGATTCGGCCAACCATTGATGCACTTGGCGGTGCTCGCGCCCTCAGTGCTACCGGGATGACTATTTCACATCCTAAAATTACAACTAATGCAACAATTTCAACAGTGGCCGAAGGCGCATCAACAGCTGCTACGCAGATTGTTTCCAGTTATGTAAATGCAACTGTGGTCAAACTGGCCGGCACTCAGATTATGAGCACAGAGCTTCTTGACCGTTCTGGCCCATCTTTCTATTCAGCGATGTATGAAAACTGCTTGCGCGCTTATGCAAAAGCATCCGATGCTGCTGTTATTGCTGAAATTGTTAGCGGTGGAACATTATGCGCAACAACTGTGGCTGCAAGTGCAACAGGTGTGCAACAATTTGTTGGCGCAGCTGCACCAGCCGTATTTGCTGCAACTGGTGAATTGGCAAACGCTTACATTGCCGGAACTTCGCAATGGTCGCTACTTATCAATGCGCAAGATGGTTCAAACCGCCCAATCTACGCAGCTGCACAACCACAAAATACTGCTGGACAATCAGCACCTAATTCCATTCGTGGAAACATTTTAGGGTTGGATTTGTATGTCGATCCATACATGGTTGCAACAACAATTGATGATTCTGCATTTGTTGTTACACCATCTGCTATCTGCATTTATGAAAGCCCAACGCTGACCCTCTCGGTCAATGTCGTGGCTACTGGTGAAATCAGCGTTTTGCTTTATGGCTATTTTGCAACCAAAACTTTGGTTTCAGGTGGCTTACAACGCTTTAATTTGACCTGATAACTAACTAAATCGGCTTGCAGGGTACAGAGGCCCTGACCCTGCAAGTCCTAGTATTAAGGAGATGCCATGGCCGCAACCTATGTAACCGAAGCAGAATTGCGCGCCAATTTAGGCATTGGCACTTTATACACATCTGACATTGTAGAAACCTGTTGCCAAACAGCAGAGGATTTAATTAACCAATTTTTATGGTTCAACACTGCGCCTGTTGTTGCCACTGGAATAAGTGGAAACATTGCCACGATTGTTATTGCATCGCCGGGAATGTTTGTTGTTGGTCAATCCGTCACCATCAGCGCATCAGGCGCAACTTTTAACGGTACGCGCACAATCACAGGTGTTGGCCCTGCACCAATTCCAAACAACGCCAACTTTGCAGGCTTTCCATACAACTATCCGCGCGGGTATCAATACTTGCAATTTGCAATTACTCACGCCGATATTGACATGCACCAAGTCCAGCCCTACGGCAAAATGACAGGGCCAGATGATAAAACCTCAAGTTACGCTGCAACAGGTGGAGTGCGCGAGGCTGCAATGATGTTGGCAACAAATATATTTCAATCAAGACAAACCACCCAAGATGGCGGCATGAGTGTTGATGGATTTAGCCCAAGCCCGTTCAAAATGTCTAATACTTTAATGGCATCCATTAGAGGCCTCATTGCCCCATACATGAGTCCAAATTCAATGGTGGGGTAGATGGCAACCGCACTTACAACACTGCGCTCCACACTTGCAACAGCTTTAACCAATGCGGGTGTCTGGAACATTTACGCATACCCGCCAAGTGTAATCACTGCCAATTCTGTAATTATTGTGCCTGCTGACCCATACATAACGCCAAGCAACAATGTGCAAATCATTCCACCGCTGGCAAATTTTCGAGTGCTTATGACTGTGCCAATGCTAGATAACCAAGGCAATCTAAACGGCATTGAGGACACAATTGTCGCAGTGTTTAATAAATTAAACGCATCTGCAATCGTGATGAATGTTGGCACAGTAAGCGCACCATCAGTTTTATCAGCAGCATCAGGGGATTTGCTCACTGCTGATATATCCGTATCAATACTAACTAGCTGGTCATAAGGAGATAACCATGAGCGATACCAAGGCAGAGGATTTGGCTTTTCTGATAAAGACCGGCCAAGTTAAAGACACAGAAACCAAAGCAACAACCACCAAGAAGGATGAGGAATAAACGATGGCAATTTATCTAAATAACAATGTTGGCGTGAAACTTGCCACCGCAGCTGCGCCAACTGTACCTAGCATTGACATTTCAAGTTATGTAACCGCAGTGACTTTAACTCAAGTTGTTGATGAGCTTGAAGTAACAGCGATGGGCGATACAGCTCACAAATTTGCCGCCGGGTTGCAAGCTGCAACCCTAAGCATTGATTTCCTAAATGACTGGGCTGCAACGCAAGTTATGACCACACTCAATGCCGCTTTCGGTACAACATTGGCAGTGTCAATGATTACCGTTAAAGGCACAGCGGTATCGGCAACAAATCCGTCATACCAATTCTCCATTTTGGTCAATAACTTGACCCCAGTGGGATCAGGTGGAGTGGCCGATGAAGCCTCATCCAGCCTGTCATTTACTGTGAACACCGCAGTTACAGTTTCACCAACCGTAGCGTTTTAAGGAGTAAAGCATGGCAAGGTTAAAGATAACTAGGGCCTCAGGGGAAGTGGTTTTGCACATTTCGCCTGTTGTCGAAGTAGCCTTTGAAAAGTACACCGGGAAAGGCATCCACAAACAATTTCGCGATGAGGAGAAGCAGAGCGATATTTATTGGTTAGCTCATAACTGTTTGCAGCGCGTTGAAGTGATCCCGCCATTTGGCGATGAGTTTCTAAACACGCTGGTATCGGTTGAGGTATTGGATGACGAAAACCCAAAAGAATAGACCGCAACAGCATGACTTATCTCGTGGCTAGTCTTGCGGTGGAGATGAAAATTGCTCCATCGCAAGTACTAGAGATGGATGGCCACATGCTTAAAGCGGTGTTGCAGGTGTTTAGCGACAGAGCAAAGGAGGCGGCAAAAAATGCCCGTAGTCGTAGAAGGCTATAAGGAGCTAATTCAAAAGCTAAATGCATTTGAGCCTGACCTCAATAAACAAATGAAAATTGAAATTAAAGCTGCGATGTTGCCTATAAGGGATAAGGCGCGGGGATACGCGCCGAGTCCTTTCCCATCTACTTTATACAACTGGGCTGATAAAGGTAAAGTGCGAGCGCAACCGCAATTTAATACTGAAGGCCGAGTGCGTAAATTCCCGCTTTACAATCCTGCTGAAGTAATTGCTGGAATTAAGTACAAAGCAGGTGCTAATAAGAAAAACAAATATGGTTTCAGCGCGCTTTATTCAGTTACAAACAATTCACCTGCTGGTGTAATTTATGAATGGGCAGGCCGCACATCTGGGTCGAACGGGCAACCTTGGGTAGGCCCTAAAGGTAAAGGCAAATCTGTATCAAAGTCACGCAACCCTAACGCAGGTGCTATTTTCATAAATCATTTTGGCCCTATGTATGGCAAAGACATGATGCGCGGCAGGTTAATTTATCGTGCATGGAATGAAGGACAAGGCAAAGTGCAAGATGCAGTGGTACACGCTATTGAAAAAGCCGCGCGGCGGTTTAACGAACGCGCCACACAATCAGCATTTAGTTTGGTCGCCTAATGCCAAATCTAGTAGTTTCGGCGGTTACCAAGTATGACGGTAAAGGATTAACAAAAGGTCGCAAAGATATAAATGCATTTCAAAAAACTGTTAAAAATTTAGCCAAAACATTCGTTGGTTTATACAGCGCAACAAAATTAGCGCAGTTTGGAAAATCCTCGGTAAAAGCATTTTTAGCTGATAACAAAGCAGCTGCGGCACTTGGCAAGACCTTAGACAATACGGGCAATTCATTCGCCAAAATAGGTGTTGAAAAATTTATAGGGTCATTGCAAAAACAAACAGGTGTGCTTGATGATTTTTTAAGGCCTGCGTTTCAGGGGCTATTGGTCGCAACTGGATCAGTCACTAAAGCCCAAGAAGGTTTAAGTGTTGCGTTAGATGTCGCGGCAGGCACTTCATCTGATGTCGTCACTACGAGCAAAGCAATTTCAAAAGCATACGCGGGCAACACAACAGCACTAGCCAAACTAATACCCGGCATTGATAAAGCTGTACTAGCATCAAAAGACCTTAATGCAATAAACAAAGAATTAACCAGATTGTTTGGCGGACAAGCCGCTGTCGCGGCAGGCACATTTTCAGGGCAACTGGACATATTAAACGCGGCTGCTGCCGATGCTAAAGAAACCATTGGCAAAGGTTTGGTTACTGCGTTGCAAATTTTATCGGGCGATGGCAAAGGTTCATTAAATAAAACTGCTGATGGGTTGAGTGCAGTTTCTCAGGCGTTTGCCACGCTTACAATTGCAGTGGCGTTAAATGGTCAAAAACTAGCTCGCAGCGATGCGTTTAACATTCCAAAACTAATGGGTTTCAAGACCGAATCCGATGTATTAAATTTTCTAGATAGGTTTGGATTAAAACTTGGTGATGCTTACCGTCTGCAAGTCAATGCTGCGATGCCTTCAGTTTTAGACCCAAAGGCTCTAGTCAAGGCAGATATAGCAGCCAAGGCCAAATTAAAAACGGACAAGGCCGCTGCTGCTGCCGCTGCAAAACTTGCCGCGCTAACCAAAAAAGCCGAAATGGACAAACTAGCACTTAAAAAAGCAGGTACAACATTTGACCTTGCACAAATTCAAATTCAAGCCGCATTAAAATACGGCATTGATAATGAAACCCGTTTGCGTTTGCTGTTGCAAAAGGCGTTGCTAGATGAGGATGTTGCCGCCGCCGCAAAACTGCAAGCGGCATTGTTACTTAATGAAGCTAAAACCAAAGAATTAGCAGATTTATTAGCGCACTTGCCAAAAGCTGATGATCCGTTTGCCGATTGGCCAGCCATCATTGCCAGAATAAATGGCCTGTTAAAGGATTTGAAAATACCCGGTAGCGCAACGGCATTACTAGCGGCGCAAGGATTAACCTACAATGCTGACACTGGCACAGTTACTAACACCCCAACCGTATCAAACCCAATTATTGTGCCTGTAAGTACATCAACAAATGGCACAACTACAGCTACTGCGGCAGCCGTAAACACTCCCGAAGTCCTAGAGGCCGCCGTTGCAGTTTGGAGCGCAGCCCTTGATGCAATAGCAGCAGGCGGCGATTCAGGATTTGCAGGCGCAGCTCGAA